AGAGCTGTTGTCCGCACTGCGACCTTATTATGCGTACGTGGGGCCGGGGGCATATTATGTTAGGTTCTCTGACGGCCGAATCGGCTCAATATATCGCTGGTTATGTAACCAAGAAGATGACGGCAAAGGACGATCCCCGGTTACACGGGAGGACGCCCGAATTCTTTCAACCCTCCTTGAATGGAGCTATAGGGAGTGCTGCGCTCTGGGATGTAGCCTCGACACTGTTACAATTCAATCTCGATCAAACGGAGGCTGACGTTCCTGTCAGCCTCCGTCATGGTTCTAGGGAGTTGCCTTTAGGACGAACTTTACGTAAGAAGTTACGTGTTATGATAGGAAGGGAAGAGAATGCGCCGCAGGCCGCGATTGACAAGTACCAAGAGCGAATGCGCCCTTTGTTTGAAGCTGCGCGCGCTGATCCGCTCGACCCCTCGGTTGCATCTCACATTAAGAAGGAGAACGTACAGAAAATAAGGAATATGGAAGCTAGGCTTAAACTTAAAGGCAAAAAGGTGCTTTAATGAAACGTGGAAAGTTTTCTCTCTCTAATACCAAGTTGCTCTCCTGTGATATGGGTGAGCTTATCCCCTGTGGCCTGCTTGAGGTTTTGCCGGGTGATTCGATGCAGCAAGCTACATCTGCGCTTGTTCGTTGTTCTCCTCTCCTTGCCCCCGTGATGCATCCTGTTGAAATCCGTATTCATCATTGGTTCGTGCCCCATCGTCTTGTTTGGGAAGATTGGGAAGATTTTATTACTGGTGGTCCGGATGGTATGAATGATGCCGAGTTCCCTACTATTGCTGCTCCTAGCGTCGGGGGTTTTGCTGTCGGTTCTCTTGCTGATTATTTAGGTGTGCCGACTGGTGTCCCGTCTTTGGAAGCCTCTGCGCTTCCTTTCCGTGGTTATGGTCTCATTTTTAATGAATGGTATCGTGACCAAGACCTTGTGACTGAACGTGTTGTTGATGTTTCGGAGGGTGTTGATACCACCACCGATACGACGTTAGCTAATATAGCTTGGGAAAAGGACATGTTTACCTCTGCTCGCCCTTGGGAGCAGAAAGGACCGTCGATTACTATTCCCCTTGGTGATAGTGCGCCTGTTACTGGTATTGGTGTTTCTATTTCCCCGTCTTTTACTAATACTGGTTTCCGTCAAACCGAAGGTTCTGGTGCGGAGCCCGGTTTTACTGCGGCTGCTATTGCTCAGCAAGACCCTACTAACGCAGGGTTCCCTAATATTTATGCTGATCTTCAGGGCGTTTCCGCTGTTACGGTTAATGTACTTCGTGAGGCGATGGCCCTACAACGTTATGAGGAAGCCCGTGCAAGGTATGGATCACGTTACATTGAGTATCTCCGTTACCTCGGAGTCCGGAGTTCTGATGCTCGTTTGCAGCGCCCCGAGTATCTCGGCGGCGGTAAACAAGTTATCCAGTTCTCCGAAGTTGTCCAAACTGCAGAAGGAGACGATCCTGTCGGTGAGTTGCGAGGCCACGGTATTGGGGCCGCGCGGTCCAACCGTTATCGCCGGTTCTTCGAAGAGCACGGCTACGTCTTCTCCTTCATCTCGGTACGTCCTAAGACCATTTATGCACAAGGCCTTCCCCGAACTTGGAATCGCCGAACTAAAGAGGATTTTTGGCAGCAAGAGCTACAGCATATAGGCCAGCAGGAAGTCCTTAATAAGGAAGTCTATGCAGCTCATGCTACGCCTGATGGTACTTTCGGTTTTCAGGACCGCTACGATGAGTACCGTCGTCAGGAATCTACGATCGCTGGTGAGTTCCGCTCTACCTTAGATTTTTGGCATATGGCTCGTATCTTCTCTAGTGATCCGGCCCTCAATGCGTCGTTCGTTCAAGCTAATCCTACTGAACGTATTTTCGCTGTACCCTCTACTGACGTATTGTATTGTTACGTCAGGCATAGTATACAAGCACGTCGGCTCGTTGCCCAAACCGGGAGGAGCTATATTTTCTAAGGAGGCATTATGCCACGTGCTACTTTCACCGGTGTTCGCTTGTCCGCTATTGATGTTCAGGGCATGAATACCACCGTTAGTTATCCCGACGTTTCTACTTTTGAGACGTTCATGAAGCTTAAGGAAGCTATCGACAATGTTCTCTCTCCCCCGCTTGCCTTGGACCCAACGCCCCCGGAAGGAAAAGCTAATAACAAATCCTGACGGGGAAGTTATCAATTTTTTGGATTCGGATGGTTATGAGAATCCTGATCCTGTTCCCCTTGCCCCTCCGGTCGGTTATAAACCGGCCCCTTCTCTTTCCGATCAAATTCGGGAAATGGTACGTTCGGAACGTCTTGCTCGTGAGGCTGCTGAAGCTGGTTTTGAGACGTTCCAAGAAGCGGATGATTTTGATATTCCTGATGATCCGCTCGATCCCTCTACCCCTTTCGAAGCTATCTTCGAGACTACCTCTGTTGCTGAAATGGAGCGCAGGCGACAGGAAGCCTCTGCCCCTCCCCAGCCCTCTCCGGTGCCTCCGGCGCCGGCTACGGAGCCAGCCTCAGCTGGCGACATTAAGCCTCCTCCGGCTAAGCCGGAGGGCGTGTGATCTAAGCCCCTTAGCCCCCTTTTTGGGGGCTATTTTTTTAACCCACAGTGAGCTACCTTGATGCTCACTGTGCTAAGTGACACCAGACGGGTTCATAATCATGGCCAGACGTTCATCTACCAAGTCTACCTCCAGGCCTCAGGGGAGGCGCGTATCCCCCTCTCGATCGCTAGCCCTTAGGCTGCATCCCCTGCCCCCAATGGTGTCACGTCCCTCGTTGGTCTTTGCTTCAAAGCCAACGCCCTCGGCTAGATTGCGCAAAGTGCAAGATAGACGTACTTGGTTCCCTTCCCTCTTTCGCCCCGCCGCATCTCTTGGACGTCGAGCGGATACAAAGCTCATTGTTTCTCCTATTCGTAAGTTTACGTCCGTTTCGCGTTTGCCCGATAAAGTGGCATTCGACGTTCCTCGCCGTGTTTTGATATGTGTAAGGAGGAAGGTTAGGAAGGAGGTTATTCATGCGATAGGTAAAGGTGGTGCTGGTAATCGTAAACCCCGTCGTAATGACTTCTCGGAGGTTCAGTGCTAAATGTTACCCCTTATCGGTTCTATTATTTCTGCTGGTGCTGGTTTGTTGGGCGGAGTTATGAACAACTCTGCCCAAAAGGCTGCTAATCAAGCTAATATTGAAGCTTCGTCCGCTGCTAACAAAGCTAATTACGAAGCGCAGAAGGAATTTGCTCAGAACGGACTTCGTTGGAAAGTTGAGGATGCTAACGCCGCTGGTATTCATCCTATTTATGCTATGGGCGCTCAGCCTATGCAGTTTGCTCCGTCGTTTGTTGGTTCTACCTCTGAATCCTCTCGGCCCGGAGACTCGCTTGCGAGTGCGGGCCAAGATATAGGCCGCGCCGTTGCGGCCACTGAGACTAATGATGAGCGCGCGTTGCGTGTTCTTTCTTTGGAGCGCGCTTCGTTGGAAAACGATTTGCTCCGTACCCAGATTCGTCGTCAGGTTATGGAAACTGGCCCCTCGTTTCCTGATGCTGGTGGTAACGACCAGTCTCTTAATATGTTACGCCATTTGTTTGGTAATGTTCCGCTCGGCCCCCATGCTTCTGCGAATGATATGCAGAATGAGTATGGTGAGGTTGTTGGTGACGTTCATGGTATCGGTCGTTGGTTGCATGATATGTCAGCCGCTGCGTCTAAGTACCTCGCTAATCCCCCCAATACTCGTCCGCGTCGTTTGCCGGGCGAGCCTGCCCGCCCCGCGCCCGGCCCTAGTAATGCGCACCTAGGTTCGAACTACAATCGCCCCCGTGTTGCGCCTTTTTGAAAGGAGGTTCTTATGGCTTATCGTCGCACCGGTCGTCGTTCTATGCGTCGCCGTGGTGGTCGTTCTTACGCACGTCGGCGTGTTTCACGTCGTAGTGTCAGGCCATTGCGCATCGGTTATCGCTTCTGATGTTGTGTAAGAAGCCCATTTTCATTAAAGGCATGTACTACCCTTGCGGGCAGTGCATGCCTTGCCGCGTTAAGAGGAAAAGGGAATGGACTCATCGAATAATGTTGGAATCAGGTTTACAGTCCGACAATACATTTTTTACACTTACTTATTCGGATTTGAACCTAACCATGACCAATTCATCCGGTACCGCCAATATGACGCGCGAGCAGCACGCGACTCTAGTGAAGAAGGACGTGCAGAATTGGCTAAAGCGCTTTCGGAAGGCGATCGCGCCATTGAAGATTCGCTTGGTGTACGTTGGGGAATACGGAGACACGACCCAGAGGCCACATTACCATGGTGCAATTTTCGGTTATCCGAATTGCGAGCGGGGGAAGACCAGATATTTAGTTGGTCCCAACCATTCTCAGAAGAGCTGTTGTCCGCACTGCGACCTTATTATGCGTACGTGGGGCCGGGGGCATATTATGTTAGGTTCTCTGACGGCCGAATCGGCTCAATATATCGCTGGTTATGTAACCAAGAAGATGAC